TGAAAGTTAATCTTGTACCCTACCCAATTGATTAACTTTCAATTTTCTCAATTTTGTTAATGTGTAGAAGTATATATCATTTGTTTTCATAGAACCTTTCTATTTCAGCTATCCTTTCCTCAAGTTCCTTGCATCTTTTCTCCAAAACTTCTGATTTTCGAATTGCTTCATTTGTCATTTGGACAAGCGTGTAATTTTGGCTTTCCAATCTGTCGCATTCGTCCAGAGTATCTAATATTTTATCATAAGCTTTAATGCGATCAAGCAATTTATCTGAATTCCCTTTTTTTGCACCATGCAACTTAAGTTCACTTACCATTCCCACCAGGAATATCCTTGAAGAAAGTAAATCCCGTGAGAGGCTTATTTTCGCATTTAAATGAAATTGGTAATAATGCGCTAAATCCCTATAATATTTTTCAAGTTCCATAATTAAAACGGTGAATCTTCTAAATCAATTTCAGTATTTATAATATCTCCTTGTTCTGAAACAGAGTATTCAAAATCGAAATTTGGCTGTATTGCACTTGGAGCAGCATAACACACATTTTTTTCATGTTCGAATGCGTACTGTTCGTTTCCATCGCCACTATATTCATAGTAACGATTTCTCTTAAAATCAAAATACAAAGGGAATGTTCCTTTTTTGCCTATACCTTTTGGCTTAGCTTTTTCTATTTCGACGATAACGATATTTTCGGGATAAGGCATTCCGTCGCTATCGTTAATAAAAGTTGGTGGCCTCCACATATTAATCCACCCCATAGCCTTTCTAAACCAAGCTTGCCCCCCTGCAGCCATTCGGGATCTAGGCATACCATAATATGATTTCTTTGTTTCAGGGTCAAATATTGCCTGTTGAGAAGCCGGGTGCATTGTAATAATCATATGCTTATCCCTTTTCTTACAAAACCTTCTAATTTGAGCCATGATGTCTTCAATATAAATATCTTGCCTGCCTTGGTAAGCTCCTTGAAAATCATGCACCACCTCGTTGTTGGGGTCAACAAAAATTAAGTCTTCATTCGTGCATAGGTTCATAATCTCCTGGTAACTATACGCCTTTTCGTCACTGTCAATAATGCTGAAATACTCATCCACCCATGCAAGTGCGCGATAATACTCCTTATCTGTTGCTGAATATGGTAACGATCTTTGAATCGGTTTACCTAGGTATTTGTAAATAAGTTCAGCATAAATATCAGCTACAGTCCCAGTTTCAGGACTATAAACTAAAGTTTTTTTACCGAACTTGATCGCCTGGTTTATACATATTTCAAAACCAAGTTCAGATTTTCCATTGTGAGGTTCAGCTAAAATGATCGTAAACGCACCATATTTGATGCTGTAATATTCATCAAAAGACTTGAACCCCGTTAAATTACCTTTTGGATTTCCGTGGTTTATGAGGTAATTAAGTTCTTTTTCGATGTCTTTAGATTTTTTTATCATTTCTAGTGAAATTGTAAATGTGAAATATTTGGTATATGCTTTTTATTTTTGTCTACTTCAACTGGTAGTTTAGCTCCTGCTTGAATCCTTTTTCTAGTCCAGTTTAGACAATGGCTTTTTAAATCTTTTAGATTGAACGATGTTTTCCCACTAGCAATAGCATGATCTTTATATAAATCAATCCATTTGTCGCAATCATTTGGGTTATCAATTTTAGATTGTTTCCCATAAGAAGACTTCCATTCTTCATTACATTTCATCTCATTGATCGCATCTTCAATAGAATCAAACACACCTAAGCTTTTCAAATTTTTACTGTCTTCTACTAATACAATAGGTTTACTATCTGGTTTATTATTTGTAATACAGTTGCCCTCAATGTCTTTTCCATTTGCCGATTTGGGCAAATCGAATTTCCTTAAGTCGCAATACCATTTTGTCCTATCGTAGGGCGACGAATTGTAATTACCAACACCTATCCAACCTTCTTCGACCAGTTTCTCTAATGCCGTCCTAATTTGCTTATCAGATAGGTATGGAAACTGCTCTTTAAAAGCTTTAACAGAGTTGTACGACCAATGCTCTCCATCATAAAAATGCTTATCATTTGTTTTATTTTTAAAAGCCCAATAAGCAATGTTTTTGTAGAGTATAGCAGGTATCACCCCCACTATACTCGCAACTTCTATATTAAATTGATGTTCCATACCTAAAAATTAAAACGGTAAATCATCATCATCCGATCCATTCAAATCAACAGGAGCAGGCATGTCAGCATAACCAGGTGAGCTTGAATTACTATTCGTACCAGAGTTTTTAGGCAAAAATTCAAAAGATGAACATTGAATTTCCGTTATATAAGACTTTTTTCCATCTTTTTCGTACTCTCGGTAGGTTACTTTACCTTCTACTAGTATTGGATCGCCTTTCTTGAAATACTTCGCCACAGACTCTCCAAGTTTACCCCAAAAGGATACATTATGCCATTCTGTTTTTTCTTTACGTTCTCCATTTCGGTCCTTAAAGGTTTCGGTAGTCGCAAGTGAAAAAGTTGTCACACTACCATTGTCAAAAGTTCTGGTCTCAGGAGATTTTCCTATCCGGCCAAGTAAGATTACTTTATTCATCGTCTTTTATTTACGTTAATTGATTTTAATACTTCGTTAAGGCTGTACAGATATTTTGATCCAGCCCTTTTGTGCGGAATAGTCTTCTCGGCAGTCATCGCCCTAACTTTCCATTGAGAAACCCCTAATTCCTTTGCAATCTCTTTTGTGGAAAGCAATTTGTTTGACGGCTCCTTTTGTGTTTTAAGGTATTCCAGTTCCTTTTTTACTTCCCTGAGTTCAGAGAATATCATCCCTATTGCCAGTGGCATTTCTTCCATTGAGTATTCCATGATATTTTATGTATTTAATGTTAATTTCACATATTAATCAGCAAATAAAGAAGTTTGTTCATTCGGATCAGGGATATAAACCCCGAGATTTTCGGCGCACCAACGTTTGATATCCTCAAAATACTCCATCATTTGAGTCGTAGAATTCGATGTAGTTGTTGGTGGCAAAATAAGAATCTCGCCCGTGTCTTCATTTACTAACTCCTCCTTTGGACAGAACATATTTTTTAATATCTCATGAACGACCTCACTGTTATTGACCTTCTCCCGATGATAGCCAGCGTCGATCAATCCTTGCTTTACAATTGGCACAACGGTGCCCCAGTAGTATCGATTTTGGAGGTTAGACCTTGTTTTTTTCTTCTTCGAAATTCTTATCTCTATTTCTTTTCCCTCTAAAGACTGAAGATCTAAAACTAGAGAATTTCTATTTCGTATTTTGAGCGCTCCATCCTTGACAGAGCCAAAATAAATGAGTCCCATGGCTATTTCCCTAAAGCTTTCAATACTTTTGGAAGATCATAAAAATACCGTTTACCCACTTGTACAAATGGAATAATGTTCTTTTCCCGGTAATAAAAGATTGCTTCCTTTGTTACTCCTAATCTCTCAACTAGCGCTTTTGTGGGTACCAACCCGTTTTCAATCGCGATTCTTGACGTACCTTTACTCATATTGCTGTATTTATTTAATTAATAATGATTTTGATTCTTTTAACTCTGCCCCTTTGACTTTAAGTCCGTTATTTAAGGCTTCCTTAATAGCCTTTTTATCCGGCTGAACATCGACCTTTTTGACCATAAATTTTCGAGGTATCAGCTTCTCATCATTTATTGATAAAGATGATGCATTGTTTCGCAGCGAAATTTTGATAGTCTCTCCTTCGATCTTTGTAATGCCATAAATGTTCATAGCATTCAGTATTGAAGTTTTCAGCCTATCCACCGTGCTTTGTTTGCTTTTTTTAAGCTTTGTGAGACGCTCAATTTCCTTGTCGCACAATTCAGCATCATAAAGCATTTTCTTTATGACGTAGGCGTAATTCACGCCTTTTACCTCAAGCTCACTTTTGTTAATTGTAAGCTGTTTTTCGATTTCTTCAGTGAGCTCACCTCCATTATCCTCCAGGATTTCGGCAAGCTTTAGATAATCTTGTTCGATATGGAATAACGATTTATTCATTCGGTTCCTCCTTCCCGAATAATAATTGCAATGTTTCAAGTTTATCGATTGTTTGCGCATGTTTATATTCTGCCCCATTTTCTAACATAAACGGATAGCTTTGGTTATCACCCAAACAATACATATGTATTGACGCTAATTTTCCAATTACAAATGAGCTGTCTTCATCCCAAAATTTACAGACATCACCTACCTTCGGCAGTTTTGATATTTCCGCCCATTTTCCTTCGGAGTAAAGTATTTGTATTCCAGCGGAACTAGCACAAACATTGTTATTAATATATTCAAATAGATAACCTTTCAGTGGGATTGAATTTAATGGTTGATCCAAATAAATAGGAATATCATCAACATTATAACGCCTTTTCGCCTCACTAAAAAGCATATCTCTTATTTCTATAGAAGACGCCTCATTATAGTCTTCAAAATTTAGAATACCCCAGTGATCTGACCACAACCCCATATGTACACCATATCCTGATTTTACATTATCCGTAAAAACTTGACAATTGATAAATGTCCCTTCTACTTTGGTATTTTTATACCATTTTCCCACTTCAAGGCTTAAAGGTTCCGTATAAAAACCTAAATGTTTTTCTAAAGCTTCTATCCGCAATAATAATTCTGATTTTTCCATTATGCTACCTTTAATTTGATTTCCTCTTTTCTTGCTGTCAAAGCATCCAAAAATTCCTTGACTTGTTGTAAATGCTGATTAGCGTTGAAAATGGCCGTCAATTGATTGACACTACTAGCATTTTTCATTTCAGCAATGGCATCATTAACTGACTTCAACGGTTTCGTATCTGTATTTTTTGACACACCTCTCTTACTCAAGCTCTTGCAGTAGGCGTTTAGATCGTCCGCATTCCAAAGAATTTCGCCTTTGTCATTTACAGGATAATCTTTCTTTTTACCGCCTCTGTTTGTATGCTCCTTTGTATTTAAAATAAGGACAGGCAGAGAATATAAAAATCGACCAACACCCCACATAACACCGGCACGCTTAAAACTGTCCGAAGCTTCCCCTTTTTCCTTTTCCACATTACTTTCAGTACCACAATCATACTTCCAAACCCATTCGTCATCTATCTTGACAGCAATACCAGCAAAAAGGTTACCTTTAATTTCTTTATAAGCTACTTGCCAATTCTGAAAACCAACAACCTCGTCCAATCTGTCTTGAAGTTGACGAGCGTCGATATATGCTACTACCGTAGCCTTTCCAAAGCCTATTGATTGAATCCTGAACTTGTAATCTATAGGCTCTAACAGCTTTTTATGAATCTCAATTGCGTCCATCTCTCAATATTTTTTTAGCCATTAACAATGTATTTACCTTTCCTCGGGCATCCGATATCTGTTCCTCCAAAATTGGATTGATATGGACGACTTTTGTTTTCGACAGTTCGTTTTTTATGTACGAATGCCATTCGTTAAAACCTTCCATTGGTTTACCTGGGTCACGATCAAGTGGCCACAAAGTTTTTTGAACTCTAATTGCCATAATCTACCGGGCTTTCATCTGCTACAGACATCAGCGCCTGTAAGAATTTTGAAAATGATACCTTAGTAGGCGGGGCAAAAACTTGAACCGTTTCACCGTCGATAGTGAAATTATTATCACCCACCATCACATTGACGTAATTGCGTCCAGACATGTTGATAAAACTCATCGTAGAGTTAATGTGACCTATATCTGAAAGGTCGGCTAGCACCAACGCTAGTTTTTGAATCTGCTGATTTCTCATTGCTGTATTTATTAATTTAATTACTCTTATTTGTCAATTTTAAACAGGCTCTAACCCCTGTCAATGATATACTCGATTGCTTTATACTCTGCTTCTTTTAGGGCTTCATCGATCCTAAAAGCCTCATGGCTATTATCTATCAATTCGCAGTTATCTCTGATTAAAATGCCTTTGGAAATATCGAATTCACTATTTCCGATCACCTGCTTTTCGAATTCAATAAAAATTTCCCGTAGATCGACTTTTTTATCCCAACTATCTGTTGACCATTTTTGGAATGGAACAAAAAAGAAAATAGCACCACCACCAACAATATCATAATCGATGTAGGCATATTGTTTAACAACTATTGTATCATTGTTAAACTCCATTTGATCCCGAAGCACACCTAAATGCTTGTCATTTTTCAATGCAAGTGACTTGTTTTTCATTTTTAAGTTCGTTATATTTGTCATCTCTAACGGGTTTATTAATTTAAACTCTTATTTGTTTAAGCTTTACAGTTCAAAATTGTAAAGCTTATTTTTTTACAACCTTTCTGAATTGTTAAACAAAGTTAGACATTAAAATCATAAAACCAAATTTATGTTTAACTTTTTTTCAAACATTTTTTAAACATTTTGTCATATCAAATCATCATTGTCAAACTTTATTTAAGCCAATATTGCCGTTTAATTACATTTAAACTGCCAAATATTCATTTGGAGCGACTATTGATATGAAAAAACTAAACATTATTACATATAATTGTTTAAACAGAACACACAAAAACACAAAAGTTTAAACACAATGGAGTATCCAAATAATAATTTTGAGGTCATCAGAAAAGAGATGGGGCTAACAAATAGAGATTTCGCCGCTTTTCTTGATATACCAGAGCAGACATATTCCCGTGTAAAACGAGGAGTATACCCTTTGGGTATGAAAATGAAAAAGCGATTCGAAGAAGCCTTACCAGAAGTAAATCTCGATTGGTTAATTTTTAATAAGGGAGAGCGTGAAAAACCTAAAGAAGTTATAGATCAAAATAAAGTTGTAATAAGTTCAAATGCAAAATATATTGGACAATTCTCTGATGATATAAAATATGAGGATGAAGACGGTAATAATATTTTCTTTGAGCTAAGTCCTGGCCGTTACCTAATGAAAACAAGATTAGTCACAGAAAAAGCAAAAGCCGGTTATCTACTGGGGTATGATAACCAAGATTATGTCGAGGAGCTACCATTTCACACGATTACCGTAAACGAATTCCACAAAGGTCACTATATGTCGTTCGAAGTCCACGGCGATAGCATGGATAACGGCATGAGAAAAAGTATCGGGCATGGTGATATTGTAACCGGGAGAAGAATAGATAAAATTTACTGGAAAAGTAAATTGCATACACATGCTTGGGATTTCTTCATTTTTGTAACAAATACCGAAGGAATTATTCTAAAACAGGTAATTAAACATGACGTTGAGAATGGCATTTTAACACTCCATTCATTAAACGAAGACAAAAAACTATACCCTGATTTCGATATCCACTTGGATGATGTCAGAGAAATATACAATATAGTAGACATAAGCATTAAGTTATAAACACAATGACACAAGAAGCAAAACGTTTCAAAGATTTTCGAAAATCTCTAGGTCTTACACAATACCAAATTGCTGATGACTTAGGAGTTAAACAAGATTTGATTTCTAGATATGAAAGAGGGACATATACTATACCTCTAGACATAGTAAAGCAGCTTTATTTTAAATACAAATTAAGCTACATATGGTTTTTCCATGGGTACGGTAAGAAAATAGTTGATGAAATTCCCAGGGCAACAATAGCTACAGATCTTAAAGAAGTTCTTTTGGAGAACAATATTTTAAAAGAAAAAATCAAAGTTCTTGAAGATCGTTTTGAACGTTTAGATGTTTCTATAGATAAACGTATTGCCAAATTGGAAAGACTACAATCCTAGTCTTTCCATTTCCTCCGCCATCATAAAGGCTTTATCCTCATTGGTGGCTCTTATGTATTTTAGAAAACTAGCCTCCGTCTTATGTCCAGTGACAGCCATAATCAACAATGTGGGAACCCGTAATTTAAACATGATGGTGGCATAAGTTCTCCTTGCTGTATGAGAACTGATCTTTTTGAAGAGCTCCACTTCATATTTATTGACAGTTCCCTTTTTAGAATCACTGGTTTCAATTTTTGTATTGAATTTAGCCATTTTCATTATCTCCCGTACAGATACATTGTAGTCATGAAGTTTAATTTTTAGAGATGGGAAAGAGTTTCCGTATTTCTCCAAAATAGGGTGAATCTTCTTTGATACAGGAATCGTAACACGGCTACCGGTTTTAACTTGGGTCAGCCTAATTACATTGTCCTCCAATTTATCGATCGTGAGATTTGAGAGATCTGAAAATCTTAAAGCCGTATAACAGCCGATCAAAAACATATCCCTAACCTGGTCCAAAATCGGATCATCAATATGGAGTTTATAAATGATGTCTAATTGCTCCAATGTTAGAGCCACAGCATGCGACTCGTAGCTGGGGGATACAAACTTATTTTCAGAATAATGCTTATCAAGATTAAACTTATCTTTTCTTGCTTCTTCCATTACCGCTTTTATATCTTTAATCGCTCCGCCAAACGTACTTATTTGCATCTCTTGGACCTCGTAACAAAACTTTTTGTACCGATCGTAAAACGCATCGTTTATATCTTCAAATTTTAAATCCTTCTTTTTGATATATTTCAAGTACCGTTCCAGGGAAGATAAGAGGGATTTCAATTTCCTGATATTAGCCTTACTATACATGCCTCCATCTTTTGGTTTTGTCTTTTCCCCGGATTTACGTTGTGCGATCAACAATTCCAAATAGTCTATGAATGTTGTATCGTCTTTTACTACCTCCGCTCGCTTCGGCCGATGAACAAGATCGATATTTTCTTTAAACTCCTTTACTGACATAGGAATCTTTGATGCAGCAATCAAATTGCGAAGCCTGGATGCTTCAGTTGTCAATGCTGCCAGGCGATCATTATTCTCACCAAAGTTTGGAGCCTTTACACTTATGGGATCTTTTCCTTTCTTAAGATAGTCTGTTACAAAATGTTTTTCATCTACCCTGATACCTGTTGAATATTCAACCCTACCGTCTGGAATAGTAATGTACATTCGGATCAGACAATCTTTGACTATTGGATTCCCCTCTTTATCTTTCCTTTTCTCTAAATACAGTTTTGGCGTGCTACTCAT